CTGCATACACATTAACTTTAGCAACAACTGCACTACCATCTTCTACAACAAGTTCTGCTGTACCTGCCACTTCTCTGATCTTGTTTTCAAAGCTGGGCGTGTTTTCAACATATGTTGCCAAATCTTGAGGAACAAATTTATTAACGCTGGAATCATATACCAAACACATCTGATTAACAAGACTTGGAATAGGTCTTAGTTCAACTGGTGTTTTGTGTCCTTCTTGTGTGTGTTGTGCATACACCACATAGTTGCCGTTAATGTTTGTTTCCACAGCAAGGTCTTTAACTGTAATAGCACCTCTCATACTACTGTGATTGCCGCATTGATAATACAGTGTATCTGGTGCATTGGCTGGTACTACAAAAGTAAGTGTTCCACTATCTGTTCTTGATCCAGTAACTCCACTGGTATATTCACCAAAATATGTTCCTGCACTAAAGTTAGTGCCGTTGTCAGTTGTTAGATAAAAGGGATGACCTGTTGCACTAATATTAAATGTATATGTGCCGCCTCGACGAAGTGGTCCAATGTTTGGGTTGTTTCCATCACGTGGTCCACTAAAGGTGTACGATCCCGAGCCGCTGTTTGTAACTGTATATGTTACGCTAGGAGCAGTTAGGGTAGGAGGTGTAATTGTACTAGGTACACTAATACTTAATCTTTGTACTGTGGTGTCTGCACCGCCATTTATATCTGGATGACTATCTGTGAATGTTCCCTGATCTGTGACCCAACTGATGTTGTTTTGTGTACCCGCTCCATCGATCCATTTGAAATGCATAGTATGTGCTTGAGTCATTGACCCATACTGTGTTTTAGCAAAATTATTAACAGTATATGTACCTTGCTTGTACAGTGGCACGTTTAATTCGTTTGAGTTGGTAATTGCACGTCTGGCGTAAGGCAAACTGCTTGTAAGCCAATTCCAAAGCCACTGTGTGTCTTGTCCAGCAGCTGGAGCTGCCACATCAATTGTTAATACTTCAGGAGCAATAGCTAGATTAACATCAGGAACATTGTCTTGACTGATAGTTCTAGTGCCTAATTGTATACTATTGCCACTGAGATACAAATCTCTAAATCTCTGTGTAGTACTGCCTAAGTCATATGTAATGTTAGTATCTGGAAGTATGTGACCTGCTACATTAACTCCGCCTTGCACTGCAATACCGCCTTGAAATGTACCACCTGTGCTGGCAGGAACAACGTCTGCAACTTCAAATACATTTACTGCAACTATGCTTAATTCATCATTGACAACTGCGGCATTTGCTAGTACAATACTAGTACCGTTAGTGGCTGTAAAGTCACTTTCTTCTAATCTAGCACCATTGAAATACACTTCAATGTTACCAGGTGTATAACTTAGTGTATTATTATTAGAGTCAGCACCTGTGAAGGTAGTTTGTCCGCCTGTAGCAGTGTAGTTGTATTCGTTTTGAGCGTTTCTGCTGATTACATTATCTGGTCTACTACCAATGTATGCCATAAAGATATCCTTGCGTAAATGTGTTACACATATTTATGTTTATGCAGGTGGTGTTGGCCAAACCACATCGTCTAGACTGGTGTAGGTTTCTGTAATGTCTCTTAGTGCTTGTCTATAAGCAAGTTGTTGCGATGTAGCTGGAAAGTCTTGTAAACCCCATAAATCTGTTTCTTTAAGTTTCTGATCTCGTTCAAATCTAAGTTGATCTAACCCTAAATTTTCTGGAGGAGCAAGATCTTGTATATCGATTTCATCATCGACTAGTGTAATAATTTTACCTTCCGTAACAAAATCATCTGCTACTTGTTTTACTACACTGTTTTCACCAAGTTGAATAAGACAAGAATCATCATTTGGATTCTCGTGTGTAAAAAATTTCATATTATTATTTTCAAAAACAATATAAGCCATTAATAAACTCCTACTACATTTACTATCCTAGGACTATAGATAATTATATTAGTCAACATGCCTCCTGCATATGTTCCAGCTGCTTTTACAATATCTACCTCAGTGGCACTGTGTCTACTAAAGCTCCAAGACCCTTGTTGACTACTGGTTTGATTGTGCATATTGGATTCACTCATTGTTGAGCTGTTATCTAGCATAAGATAGCTTTCTCTCCATAATCCATATGGGCTACTCCAGTGAGATCCTTGCGCCATTATTCTAAGAATGCCGTTGCCATGTCCTGATGTTCTTACAACATATGCTTGGTTGCCTATCATGTTCATTGAAAAACTAAATTTATACAGATCAGTATAGCCCACACTGTTGTGAATTTGACTTGCGTTTGTACTGTATTGCTTGAAAGTAAATCTACCTTCTGGTGATATGCTTGCTCGTTCTAATATACCAGCATCTTCGTCACTTGTGTCGTTATTAGTAGCAAAGGCCAGAGCTGATGTTTCATGACCAGGTGTAGATACAACTCTAGGTCCAATCCAAGCATGTACGTTTTCGTCATGTTGCGCACTATGACCACCTAAGTGATTGAAGCCTATGCCTCCGCCATAGGCTCCCACAGCACGAGTTCCGTTTGAAGAATTCCATAATGTTTCAACACGCAGAGCTACTTGTTGTTTACTTAGTGTTGTGCTCCAACCACTATAAGCACTGTCTAATACATGTAAACCAGCAATTGGACTTGTTGACTGATTATTATTACCACCTATAATAGCTGCTCCGTTAACGTGTAGTGGTGCATCTGGAGAACTCATACCAATACCAACTCGCCCATCGCCTTGTACAACAAAGTCTGTACCGGAATTATCATATGCATGAATAAATCTTGTACCTGATCCACTATAACTACCAGCATCGAGTTCTATCATTCCCGCATTTGAGTTAGTACCGTTTGTATAATTAGCTCCAGCAATTTTTAATCCACTACCTTTATGACTACCATAACCTCTGTTTATCAAAACAACATGTGCATCACCACTACCTGGAGGTGAAACGTTAAGTGTTGTTTGCGAAACATCACTGTTAGCAATATCTAAGGTTGCAGATGGATCAGATTTATTGATACCAACATTACCTGCACCTTCGATAACCATTCTTTCTGTATTATTAGTTCCAAAAGATATAGCTTTGGTTAAATTTTGCGTAGTTCCAATTTCCATAGTATTGTTACCAAATGATTCAACTCTACCTATATACTGATTTCCGCTCCACCCAACACCAGAACTCGTATACATATACATATTTTCGCCATGTGTGCCGGTGTTACGAGTAACTTGTATGCCTTCGATACCAACACCATTACTAGTCACAAACCCACTATTGTTAGAAGTAACATGTAGTTTACTACGGGGAGCGTCATGATTTATACCAACGTTGCCGTTAGCTCCAGATATTAACATTTGAGGACTTGTTGGTAATAAGTTAGCAGCATTGGCTGAATTTACATAAAATCTCAAATCTGTATTGTTACTACCAAAAACTCCTCTTGTACCAATAAAGGCTTGAACATATTCGTTTCCGCTGTTGTCTCTGTGTTTGTAGAAACTTAATCCTGGGCCGTTAGAATCTGAATTGAATACATTACCATCTGTTAATTTTAAGTTACCTTGTGGCCAGTATCTATCTGCAGGGACACTTGCTGAAGCGTCATCCATATTTTCATCAGAAAGTCGATCTATTATAAGTCCGTTACGATATCCATACTCTAGATCATTTGAATTATCAATATAGACTTGAAATTTTTGTCCAGGATTCGTTGTACCAATACCAACGTTGCCTCCGGGTTTAATTGTTACATATTGAGTAGGAGTTCCGCCGCCATCACCTGCGTGTAAAGACAAGTGTGTATCACTTCTTAGTTGACCACCACCGGTGGAACTACTATCTTGATTTCTAAAATAAATAGATCTAGATGTACTACCCCCACTATCAAGACGTATGTCCCCTCTAACATCTAATTTAGAACCTGGACTTGTCGTACCAATACCAACTCCTGTATCAGTAATACGAACTCTTTCGTCAGACCCAGTAGCAAATCTAATGTCTGTGGCTCTGATACCAAAAGCAGTGTTAGCATTTCCAGCAGTGTTTACAGCTTGGAATCCAGCAACACTGCCAATTTCTCCGATATTTCCTGCAAATAAAATTCTTTTATCGGTTCCAACTCTTACGTCTAAACCGTTATCGCCAGCAGCAACAATTAATGCACCAGTCATTGAACCACCTGCTAGAGGTAGTTTGGCAGCAATTGAGTTTGTAACTGTTGTACTGAAGTTAGCATCGTCGCCCAGTGCTGCGGCTAATTCATTTAATGTATCTAGCGTATTAGGTGCGCTGTCTACTAGTGCATCTATCTTCAACTGAGCTCTTGCATCTGCTCTAGCATTTGTAAAATATAAATTAGTACTGCCTTCAGTTAGCGCATCTGTATTGTGATTACTAATACTACTTGTAGTTCCAGTAACATTGCCTGTTAACGGTCCCACAAATGCTGTAGCTGTAGCTGTTCCTGTTATGTCTAGTGTTGTTGTAGGTGTTGCACTACCAATTCCTACACGATTATTTGTACTGTCCACTACTAGTGTATTGTCAGTCGGGTCAACATTAAAGTCTCCGTCTAACCCATGTGTTGTCATGTTTCCTAATTTACGTGCGTTACTCATATGTGCGTCCTAGTTGTTACACATATTTATGTTTAGATTGATAGTTCTAATTTTAGAGGCTTCCTCAGATTCTATCTTTCGTCTGCAGCGTTTCGTTGTTCTGATGTTTGCACAACTCCTAAATCAAACGCTTGAGTAACTTGAGCATCTGTACCTACTGCTAGTGCTATATCATTTGCGTTACAATGTTTTACTAGCAAAGCAACAATTTCGTCAGTGGCTTTTCTAGCTCTGTTAACGATTGCATTTTCCATCCACTCTTGAGGATCCGCACCAACATAAGCCAGCGATTTTATCTGAGTATCCGAAAGTGAAACTGTATAATCTGTCATGTTTTTTCCTTATTTTATCCTAATAAATGTCCTGCAAAAAATCCCCAGTGGCCACTACCCATATGGAATGGGTTAGATCCGCTAGCGTGTACTCCTACCAAACGAACATAATCTCCAGAACTTAATTTTATTGTTGTTGAATAGTGTCTGCTTTCCCAACCATTATCAGTTCTTCCAGTTGGCTCCCATTTTACATAGTAACTGTTTGTGTTGATTAATAAATTCAATCCACCTTGAGATGTAAGTGAATCCCACATTACTTCGAAAAGATATACGCCGTCTACAGGAGCAGTGAATCTACCATTACTGAAATCATTGTTATTGTCATGTTGTTCTGTCCAATTAGCAGATTCTAAAACACCGTTGGCAGTATAATCATTTGTACTGTAAGCTCTAAAACTTGGCTGATTAGGCATCATAACCTGACCATATCTGTCGATGGTCATCTGTGTAGTTAATGTACCACTATGACTGGTTTGAAAACGCAAGTGCGCAGCGGCAGTTCCTACTCCATCATCTTGTAGGTCATTTTTTATTGCAGCATTTACTACACCTCGTTTATCTCTAAACAGGTATCCACTTTGATGTCCCCCAGATGTACCATTATATCTTATACTAACATTATCTGCATTAGTTCCATTACTACTATCTGTCATAATTTGTAATCCATTAGCACCGTCTAAGCGCATGGATTCTGTAGTTGATGAACCTATATGAGCAGTAAGTATTCCTGTGCGTAACTGTAATTCAGCAGATGCACTTGTGGTACGATACAAGCTGTCTATTCTTTGTACAGTGTTAGCTGAATTATCATGACTTATCTCTAATCCAGCGCCGCCGCCTACTCTAATTGTACCGTTACCTGTAGAACCTGCCTGTACATGTAAAAGTTGCTGTGGATTCGACGTACCGATACCAACATTGCCGTTATGAAGAACTCTCATACGTTCTATAGGTGCAACAGCGGCTGCACCTGTTGCTGTTTCAAATACAATGCTGTTTTGATTGTAGTAGCTGTCTACTGTTCCTCTGATAGCCGCCCTAACTCCTTCACCACTTGAATTATCACCTGTAGAAAACTCAATACTACCAAGATAATCATTAGTTGATGCGCTAGGATTATTACCGTATCCGCTTTCCCACTGAGCTTCATGATGTAACTTTATAGTTGCTCCAGAACGGCTAGCTCCGCCTGATAAGGTCCCGTTTGTTTTCTTTAATTCTAATAACGAATTATCTCCATCTAAAATCATTATTGCATTTGTATTATCAGCAGCACTGACTTGGAATCCACTTGCTTGTTTATATCCAAAACCAAACTTGTTTCCATTATTATAAAGTGTTCCTGTGTACCATGTACGCAGATTAGGTACATTATAATAATATACCCCTTGTCCTCTATTACCTGGATTACTCGATGAATCACTACTTTCAATGATCATAGCACCTTGGGTATATCCAGTGTCCCCGCTAGACTTTAATCTAAGTTGCGTAGCACCTATTCCACCAATATCTAATTTATAAGCAGGATCAGACATACCAATACCAACATTACCAGCAGGCTCAATAAGCATTTTAGTAGTTGTTGAATTTGATCCATTACCAACATTAAAATTTAAATTACCGCTAGATGTGTGTTCAATATATGCATAGTCGCCTCCTGCACCATCACCGTTCGCAGCCCCATCTAATACTATATAAGATCCTGCACCACTAGTGCTACCACAAATGATACCGTGACGTCCACTAAATCTTAAATCCAGATGCTCCACTGGACTCGTTGTACCAATACCAACTTTAGCATCTCCAGTAAATGTAACTTTTCTTGATCCAGCATACTCAAAATCTAATTTGTTGCTATCGTTTTGAGTGTAGTCATTAATAATAGACCATTCTGTAGTTGTATCTTTTCTAAAATTAATTCTACTTGCACGGTGCGTTGAACCGCCGTCATGATATCCATCAAGATACAGAGCTGCTTGGCCTGAAGATGATGTAGCTTTTATTTTAACAATAGGTATTGAAGCGTGGTGTACTTCTAAAGGCGCACCAGGACTCGTCGTACCAATACCAACGTTGCCATCATATTTGATGCGCATGTTTTCTTGATACCCACCACCACTTCTATTCTGGAATACTAAATCTGCACTGCTTGTGTTGCTGGGTTGAACTGCACTAATACCAGCAAGTCCTGTTGTTATACCTTCCCAACCTGTGGCAACAAGTGATAATGTAACAGCTTGATTATTTGTGTTGCTACTATTTTTTCGAGATATTTGCATACCTGTCCCAAGAGAAGAAGCGGAGTATGTTCCAGTATCACTGTGTTCTATGTGTAGCTTATCGTTCGGGCTAGTAGTACCAATACCAACTCTGTTGTTTGTGGTATCTACATGTAAGGTATTAGTATCTACAGTTAAGTCACCTGTTAAATCAGTTGTACCTGCTACTGTTAGATTTGTACCATTAATTAGTTGCAGACTATCACTTCTAAACCTAGCACTAATATTATTACTGCCAGCTTTTTTATGAGCAATTTCTATAATACCATCTTCAGTGCCATCACTAGCATCTAATATTTTACCAGTAATTTTTGCGTATACTATAGATTGTCCTGCATCATTTTTACCATCAAATTTAATTTGACCTAAGTAATCAGCATCTGCAGCACTAGCACTGTTTCTAAATAATACAAACTCAGGACCAGCAGAACTGCCAGCGTCTGTGTTTTCCATTGTTAAATTACCAGTGAGTGTGCCGCCTGCTAATGGCAATTTAGTAGCAATACTGTTTGTAACAGTTGTACTAAAATTAGCATCATCTCCCAATGCCGCAGCCAATTCATTCAGTGTATCTAATGTACTAGGCGCACTGTCTACCAGTCCTGAGACTTCAGTATCAACGTATGCTTTTACACTTTGTTGACTAGGAACTTTTGTATCATCATTTGATGCCATATTGTCTTCATCTATTAGATGATTGCTGATGTCACTGACTTGTCCAGTTATGTTACCTACTACACCGCCACTAGCTGTGACAGCGCCTGTGAACGTGCCGCCTTGTGCTGCACTCACTGTATCAGTGACACTGAACAATTGATGTGCAATAATTGTAATTTCGTCGTTTAATGCCGCACCTACAGCAAGTACAACCTGAGAGCCATTGGTCGCAGTATAGTCTGCTTCGGCTAGCAAGATACCATTTTGATAAACATCAACATATCCTGCATCATAAATTATATTAAATGTGGTTTGATTAGCAGTAGCAATAAACGTTTCTACTCTACGTCTGCCTTCTGTTAATCCTTGTCCTATATATGGCACGGGCGATTTCCTTGTGTAAATGTGTTACACATATTTATGTTTAACTAGGAGGTGTTGGCCACACTACATCTGCTGTTGATTCAGCAGTTGTGATATCTCTGAGTGCAGTTCTATAGGTTGCCCAAGGGTCTTTGATATTATCAGGAACATCTGCACCTTGTGTCCAATCACTTGCTATAAGTAATTTGTTTCTATGCTGTCTAATCTGTTCCCATGTGTCTAGTTCTCTGTGTTCTATAATCATATCATCTGTAATTATATCATCACCAACAATTTGCTGCACAGTTCTACCAAAATCTTCATGATCTGGCATTACTGGAACTTCAGCACTTGGATCATAAGAGTATTCTACACCATCTATTACTATAGGATGATATAACCAAGTTGGACTATATTCAAATTCTTCTATCATTTTTTTCCTCTAAGTAAATAATGCAAACGAATTCACCGATCCCATTACACTTGTTGTTGTATAATATTCACTATGTGATACTTCTACCCTTACCATATAATAATAGTAAGCTGGTATACTAATCGAAACATCAACTATTTCAGCCGCACTGTTACCTGGTGATCCACCTGGCTGATTCAGCGACAATCTGCTACTACCTGGGCCATTGTATACGTCAACGTATGCTAAATTATAATTAGGACTATAGCTACCATCACTTCTACCATGTCCTGTTAGCCAGTACTCACCTTCTGCGGTACTACTATAGTATGTTTGCGATAGTGTAAATTTTACACTACCGCTTCCCCAATAGTGTCTTCTATATCTTAGTAGATTATATGTGGTTGTGCTAGAACCCGCTCCATATAACCTATGACACACATAGCAACCACCGCTATTATTGTGTCGTTGCACAGACCAATTGTTTGTACCTTTGAAAATAGTTTGATGGCCTTCTTCATGAATTCTATGTCTTAAAACAGCAGCACTTCCTGGACCTATCGATTCTGGTTTAGTATAAAAATCTAAATTAGCCGGAGCACTCGATCCGCTGTGATTACCAGCGGCAACAGCTTCAATTTTAGCATCTGCACCAGCAACTGTATTACCTTGGGAATATCCTTTGAACCCTATTACACCTAGCTTTTGACCTGATGTAACTGTGCCACTGTAATATGTTGATTGAAGTATTCCGCCTCCGTTACCAACAGTCATTGTTAGTTTGTCTGTTGGATCTGTATTGCCAATACCAACATTGCCGGCACGCTCTACTATAAATCTAGGAGCACTCTGACTATTATCATCCCACACTGTAAATGCATGCGAGCCTGATCCGACAAACACATCTAAACCGCCTACATCATCAACACTATCTGTCCAACTTGAATGTGCTGCACTCCCAACTTTAACATTGCCGCTAACTTCCAACTTTGCGTCTGGACTAGTTGTACCAATACCAACTTTACCATTTGCTTGTATTTTTAGTGTATTACTTCCAGCGGCCATAAATTGTATATCACCACCACTACCACTGCCCTGATTGTCTATATTATGATTTGTACTACCACTTGCCTGATAAAATATCATGCCATTGGTAGATGCTGATCCACTTGTGTTATTTGTAATTTGAAAAACAGGTTGGTCATCGTTAAACAAAGTTAAAAGACGTCCTGGACTACTAGTTCCAATTCCAACATTGCCGCCGTTAAAGTGACTATTACCATAAGTACGGATCATAACATCTTCGTTGTTAGAACTATCGCCCATTCTCAAAAAATATCCACCACTTCCTGAATATTGTAACTGAGCCAGAGGAGTATTTGAGCCATCGCTACTTGTTAGTCTAACCGCAGTGTCTGCACTGTGTAGATGTAGAGTACCCAATGGACTAGTTGTGCCAATACCAATTAAGCCATCACTTTTAAGATGTATTCTCACTGCACTGTTTGTACTATCATAAAACTGCAATGCTCCGTTGTGTGTAATACCGTCTGCAATTTTCCAAGACTGTGTGGTTGATCCTGTTTTATTAATTTCAAATCCAACTGTACTGTTTGAATTTACATCTGCTCTGTATACAGTAGTTCCTGAACTATTGTAAATATGCATCTTGTCTGCAGGACTATCTGTACCAATACCAACGTTGCCACTGCTTTTTATAGTTAAACTAGGGGATGATGAATTGTTTACAAGTGAGGTGCTAGTCATGAAATCTAGTCTACCGCTAGTACCTGTAGCGTCATCTGTTCTTGCTCTTATGAGAGCATACGCATTTCCATCTAAACTGTTTTGAAACCATATACCGCCCATGCCAGTGTCTGCATTAGCACCAGCCGCAGATTGAAATTGTAAGCCAGCATCATTATTTGCACCGCCACCAGTCCTTTTTAATCTAATTGTTGACCCAGCAAAGTCTGAACCTTCAATATGTAATGCTCTATCAGGATCGTTTGTACCGATACCAACATTTCGATCACTATTGATTACTAGACCTCTACCAGCATTTGTTCCATACTTGTATACGCCAAATAAATCTGTTCCATAATCACTGAAAACACTCCAACGTCCACTACTAGTATGCATTATCAGTTCACTGTCTGAATTTTTTGTATTACTGCCAACTTCTAAATTACCAGACATGACATCGCCTGTCTTACTTACTTTGCCAGCAATTGAGTTAGTAACCGTTGTAGAAAAATTAGGGTCATCTCCTAATGCAGCCGCCAGTTCATTAAGGGTATCTAATGTGCTTGGTGCGCTGTCAGTAATACTTGCAACAATATTAGTTGCTGTATCAAAATCATTGCTACTTAAATAACTAGCTACTCGTGCGTCTGTGTAGTATAAGTTCGACCCTTCGTCTATACTACTTGTGTTTCCTGCAACTACTTCAAACTGTGTGTTACTTAAATTATATTTTAAGAACATATTGTGTGCAATACCTGTCAGGTCAACATCTTGCATACTGTGTATACTTGTGCCGCTGAATGTAGATGTGCTTATATCAGCAACTGTAACAGTACCACCGGATACTGTGATCTTATCACCTAGTTCTGCAATTTCTTTTGCCTTACCCATGAGCTATCCTTATGTTTGTTCTAGCACACTTACAATTGCATCTAAGCTACTGGCTGCACTGCTGGTTACAATTATAGTGTCTGCCGCTTCTGCTATGATCTTGCCTTCAAGAACACTTAACGCACCGCCACTTGGAATAGGTGCATCTTTTACAATATAAGTGCTGCCTAGTTGCGCACTTGCTGTGACTGTGCTTGCGCTTCTATTTGCAAGATTAAGTCCAATTACAATGCTTGTGGTTGCTCCTGGTACTGTGTAAACAGTTGTTGGACTAGTGCCAACACTTGCTGATGTATAATTTTTAAATACTTGTGCCATATTTTTATCCTAGTGCGATGGCTAATGCTGTTGCTTCAGCAATAATCTCATCGTATTGTTTCCCGTCTAATTTATCCGCATTCAAGTTTGTTACCACAGTATCACTTGTTACTGTTAAAGGTGCTGTTCCTGAGGCTACTGTACTTGTTAGTGTATTTACACTGATATCATTTGTGGTTGTTGCACCTCTGCCAGTAACACTGTCTAGTGTATCAGTTTCTGTAAAAGATATACCTGTAAGCGCACTACCATCACCTGTGTATGCAGTAGCGGCTACTGTTCCTGTTACTGTGACACCTGTATTAGTTGTTTCAAACTTTTTACTTGTGCCATAAAGCATTTCAACATGACTTGTACTTACATTTCCAGTTACAAGTATTGTATTAGGATATCCTCCACTGCCACCATTTGATCCAATGTTAACACTACTACCTCTGAGGTATGTTGTACTAGAACCTTGAATAATACTATTACTACTTCCATCAGTTTTTACTTGAAGTGTGTCTGAGCCAAAACTAATTTTCGTAGCATTGTCTAATAGAATATTGTTTCCGTTTGCATCTAAATCACCACCTAACTGCGGAGTAGTATCTTGTACGACACTTGTAAATGTTTCGCTAGTTAAGTATCCACTTAGATCCGGAGGTGTATATGTAAACACGCCAGTTGAATTATTGTATGCAATTGCACCAGTACCGCTTGCACTTGCAGGAGTGCCTACACTAATATCTGTTAGTGCGATATGATCTGTAGGTGTGCCGCTGATATCAGCATACGCAATACCTGTGATACTTTTGTTAACAACAAATTTATCAGTTCCGCTGTTGTATGTAAATGTAGCATTAGCGCCATCGATTGTCAAGCCTGCGCCGTTAGCTGCTGATGCATTTGCGGCTCCGTCGGCTAGTGTTAAATTTAAATCATTGATATTTACAGTTGTACTGTTAATAGATGTTTGTGTTCCGTCAACTTGTAAGTCACCTGCAATAACAACTGTACCTGTGTTATCTCCAACTGCCGACGGATCAATTACAAAACTAGCAGGACCTGCTAAGTAGCCGCCTACAGTAATATGTCCTGCCATTTGAGTATTATTTTTTACTATAAAATCTTTAACTGCCATACTATTATACCAATGTGCTTATTCTTGTAATTTTGTACTGTGTGCTATTTGCACTAGCACCAGTTGCTAGTAATCTAACATTTCCACTGTTTATATCTGCATCAAATGTAACTAATTCGGCACTGCCTGTAAACATAACACCATATGTGGTCACGTATGCAGTTGTTCCGTCATGTATCAATAACACTTCAACTACTTGATATTCGCTGCTCACTGTATCAGTTGCTTGTACTGTGTATTTGCAACTTCTAAATTTTGTTGTTGCGAAAGTATCTATTGCAGACTGTGTGGTTGTTGACAACGAAGTGCTTGCTGTTTCTAAGTTGCTCACTCCGTCTATTCTAATTGCACCATCTACATGCAATGTTTCTAATGGTGTTGCTATACCAACACCAACTCTGTCGTTTGCTTTATCTACTACAAGTGTGTCAGTATCTACTGTTAGATCACCTGTTACAATTAAGTCGTTGCCAATTGTTACATCATTGGGTAAACCAACTGTGATTGTTTGACCGCTTGCACTAGTTTCTATTTCGTTTGTTGTGCCAGCTATTGTTAAACTTTGGCTATCTAAATCTATTGCACCTGTGCCAGTGTCGCCTGCTACATCTAAGTCTTGTGCAGTAAGTTGTGCATCAACATACTGTTTTGTTGCAGCATGTAAGTTTGCTGTAGGATCACTTGCTAGTGTGAGTGTTCCGGTGAGTGTAACATTTCCACTACTGTCTACAGTGATTTCATCGTGATTGTCAATACCCAATGCTGCTAGACTAAACACACTTACATCAGTAGTAAATGCATATACTCTTATTTCATCATTTAATAGAGGAGCAACACCAAATGTAATATTACCATTTGCGGCAATGCTATAATCAGCAGCATCTAATAATACACCATTGATATATATTTGCGCATCGCTAATTGCTGTGTTACTAGTAACAAATGTTGTTTGACTGCCTGTACCTGTAAAACTGTGTAGTGTGTATGCACTGTTAGATACTGCATCAATCTTTATTACATTGTTAGTAGTATCAACATCAATATCAACATTTGTGCCTCCTAAAAATGTAAGAGAATCACTGTCTGATACAGCATTCAAACTACCTGTTTGTGAAAATGAATATCCGCTGTTTGTATCTGTAACGTTAATAGTAGCAAATTTATTAACACTTAATGCGGCTGTACTTGCTGCTGTAATACGTCCTTGTTGATCAACAGTAATAACAGGAATAGCAGTTGTACTACCATACGCACCCGGAGTAACAGCGGTATTGTCTAATGCAATAGCAACTTGATTATTAGTTACTGTACTGGTTAGTCCAGTGCCGCCTATAATTGTAAATGTATCATTTTCAACATCAATAGCATCAGTACCACTATCGCCGGCGATGTTTAATGTTCCACCGCCGCCAATAGCACCCCATGCTGTTCCGTCATATCCTTCAAAACTACTATCGGTTGTGTTGAAACGTAATTGTC